GAGGGCTTCTTGTCTGGAGATGTACACTCGACGCTTTAGCTGTTCGAGGTAAGCCTTCTCCTCAGGAGTTGAAGCTGTCTTTGACAACTTCGTAATTTGTCTTCGAAAGGATGTGAGTTCCGAAGGAGTTAAACGTACACGTGCATCCGCCGGAGTGATTGTACCTGAGTCGTTGTACTTTAAGTAGAACTGCTCAATCCGAGAAAGTAACACATCTTCTGCAGCGGAGAACGCTTTGCGAAGCTTTTCGATGCCAGCATTCTTCGAACGCTCGTTTCGCTTGTCATTCTCTTCTGCACGTTTAGTCCAGTACGCATCTGCCATTAGAACTCACCACCTTTCTTTATAGCCGTCAGGCACATCGAAGTGAAGAACCGGAGGTCATTCTTCCGTAGGTTCCGTTGTGCCTGCTGCACTCGATTTGGCTGCTGCAGTTGCAGCTGTCATCTCGACTTGTAACTTCATTTCCTCTTCGGTTCTCTCGAAGAGTTCCTGTTGCTCCTTCTTCAACTGCTCTTCCTCTTCGGAAGCGTCAGTCACGTAAGGATGCTGCTCAAGAATCGTCTTGTTGGAAATCATTCCGACACTGTTCTTGAGGTTGGAAATCGTCTCTGTTTCATTGATTGTGATATCCGTGTTAAACGCGACCTCAATGCTTGCGTCTTTGAAATCCTGTCCGGTCTTCAGAAGCAAATCCTGCTTGATGAACCACGCGAATTGTTCGAGCGACCAAGCAATTTCTGCTCCGAAGTCGTTACAGTCCATATCCAAGTCTGAGTACACAAACTTCAATGCAACTCCACTTGCATTTCCAAGGTCCTTATTTTGAGTATCAACTCCACCACCGAACTCAAAGATATCTCTTCGGGTTCTGTTCAAGTGATTCTCAAGCGCATCCGTAGAGATGCTCGTGTCGAGTGTTGATACTTCACCACTACCTCTAAGGAAGAGTGTTCTGTAGCGAGAGAGGTTATACACGAACTCACCCTTATCAGTACCGTCGTAGTCTTTAACCACTTTGATTCTGTCGGGTTCGTCTTCAATGACGTTCGAGAGGTCACTCGTACGTCTGTCGTAGTCGTCAATCAAGTGACGAATGTACTTGAGCAGAGAATCCTCTTCAGGGTTGTACTTGATAGGAATCAGCGGAATGCGATTCCACATCATCTCGTTGACAACTCTCGTAGGTCTCATTTCACCGTCTTCACCCATTTCAGGTTCTCCTTCACTTTCCAGCGTGAAGTTCGACTCGAAAGGATGTTCGTCATCCGCGTGAAGGCCATCGTCGTCTCGGACATAGTTAAATACCTTGTCCTTGGTGTAGAACTTGACATACTGGATTGTATCCTTCTCGTCACCTTCGTACACTTCGACTTCGTATACACGGATAGCAGCATCAAGAATCGTGTGGTCGATGTCCTTCCAGAAAGGAATGACTTCCCTAGCAGGGATTCGCTTGAAGCGAAGTTCGCCCTCTTCATCGAAGTAAGGCTGTGCCCAACCGATACCACCAACGACAGCATCTCTTGCGGTATTCTTGATTAGGCGATAGAACGCTCTAGTCAAGTAGTTACCGAATGCTTTCTGGAACTCTTCATTGTCACTCGTAACCGTAAACGGTTTGGACAAGAGATATCCGACTTTCTGCTTAGTCAGCTTCCTCATAAACGAGTGCGACAACTTGTTGTTCGCAAGGTAGTCAGCTTTGACCATCTCACCGTTTCGACCGATTACTTTTCGCTCACGCTCGAGAATATCGTTTTCGTTCTCGTAATAGCGCTCGCCATCGCTAATCATTTGGTAGGTCGAACCTTGTAACCACTCAGAGATGGCACTTTCTATAAAGTCTATTTGCGCCTGCCCGCTAGAGGAGTCCATTTTGACTCTCGCGGCAAGTTTGTCATTTTCGCTTATCAACCCAGCGTTGAAATTGTTTACGACTTCCATCGTATCACCTCCAAGTTAGTTAGAATGAGAAGTTATCCGAACCAAGGTCCTCACACGCATATCGAAGTGCGTCAAGGATGTGGTCGTATCCATCTGGTGCGGGTACAGGTAATGGATTGTCAAACTTGTCTTTCTTCCAGCAATAGTTCGACAGCTCCATTATCGTATTCTCACACGTCGGATGGACGTATATCTTGTAATCTTGCAGCTTCTGTATACCTGCTCGAACACTGTCAGGTCCTTTTCGAGCACCGGTAATCCTGTTCAAGCCCAGCAGCTGCAGTTCATTTATTGTTCGAGGGTCTTCACTATCCGCAACTATCTTTTGCTTGTGAAGTTCCTTTTCACGCATTGCTTTTACAATGTCCGCATTGGTCATTCGTCTACGATACATCTCATCGAATATCCAAATCTCCTTCAAGCGTTCGCTTGTTAGGCAGGCAACCATTGTTGTTGGGTCGATTGAGAAACCGAAGTCCATTCCGAATCGTGGCGTGTACGTAGGTGTACCATCCCATTCGTATTCCATAGCAAGTTTTCTTTGCCAATCGAAATTCTTGACCTCCCAGTTCTCGTAAATCAAGCCTTCAGTGATACCCCACTCACCAAGGCCTTCGACTGCGTATCTTCTAGGGGAGTTCTTTTTCATCCTCTCGTACACCGCAAGGTCGTCCTTACCTAAGAACTCATTGCACATATAGTTCGTCGTGAGTGGCAATGTATCCTCGTCCGGGTTATCAAAGAAGCGACTCTTCAACCAGTGATGTTGGTCCCAAGGGTTGAAGGTCAGGATGAACTGCTTGAAGTACCCTGGAGGCAACTCACCTCTGATGGAAAGGTCCAACTTGTCAAAGTCGGTTTCCTTAGCAATTTGGAAAGCCTCCTCAATCCACACGAAACAGAAGAATCCGTACTCGAGAGTGATTGACGTAATTGATTGTGGGTCATCAAGTCCACGGAACATAATTTTCTGTCCGGTAGGTGTATAGGTCAGCTGTAGCGGTGACAGTGACGACTTCCACAAGTGACCAACACCTAATCGATTGATAGCCCACTTCAACTGTGCGTATGTACTATCCTTGTTCGTAACATCATAACGGCGGATGCACAACGCATTCGCCAAAGGATATTCCATCATCTTGTATATAATTTTCATAGCGGTCGTAGTCGACTTCTTCGAACCACGACTGCCTTTCAAAGGTACGTATCTGTGCTTGCTGCGCCAGAAGGTACCGTAGCCTTTTCCGACTATCTCCGGAAGGCTTACGCGAACTGCATCTAAGCCGCTCATTTAGGCACCTCCTTAACTTAGCGACGAAGGACCACCCACAGGCTACTCCTTATACTTCTTCCTTCAGAGTATCTTTTACAAGGCGCTTCGCACTATTCAATGTACCTGCGCTTTGCTCCAGGATAGTCTCGTAGTTGCTGTCCCAAAGAACTGTAAATTAAGTTTCATATGTACTACCTCCACGAACATCCACCTTGGTGTTCCTCTTGATTATATTATATGATATTTTCCTAGAAAAATCAAGGGTTTTCGCAAAATTTCTTAGGAATATTTTAGCATTCCTTCAAATATGTATACCGTACGTGCTGTTGAAGAGGCAGTCCTCCATATAGAAGTGTATCCGCTTCCACGCTTCGTTCTTCTTGCTGTTCACGTAATTCCAGCCGAGCAACTCAATGCCTTCAGGCACTTCGTATGTCGGCTGGATAACAGGATTTCCCTTAGCGGTGAACTGCATCGTGTCAGGTGTGCGTAAGCAGTTGTGAAAGTCTTGTCCGTTCAGGTATCGCATCTTAACCTCTCCAACGTGTCTTCGGCTTACGCACATCCACGTGAGTGAAAGTTCCGTATCGACCAACGCCACCAGACTCACCAAGGAGCTTCTCAACGAAACTTGCAACGGTACTTGGCTCAACCCCAGTTACTTTAATGTCTGCAGCTAAGCCGTAAGTGTGTTGGGAATACTTCGAACCATCTACTCGGAGGTTATAGTCTGGTGTGCGATATGCCGAAGTGATTGTGACTGGCTTTTCGAAATGGTCTCGAACCGCCTGAAGGATATCCACTAGGGCCTGTGAAACGAAGACTGCATCGCTTCCATCGTTGCAAGCGAACTCTCTCACCTTGAAGTTTTTCGATAACTGCTTGTTGCCGTCGTACAACTTGCTATACACTTTTACGCTTGCACCGTTCATCCGGATTCACTCCTTACTCGTAATCTTTGCCTGTGATTTCTTTGTACTGCTCTTTGGTGATGATGCCTTTGCGAACGGCGTTCTTTACCATGGGCAAGCTCCAAAGACCTGCATCGTAGTAATACTTGATTCTTTCGTAGCTCATCTTATACCTCCACGTCTTCGAGAGTCATCATATTCTGATACTCCATACTTGCTGCGATACTGTTGAGCGCTGTTGCAGTCATCTCTGCGTTAACGGCTTCGCTCTCAGCGGCTGCTTTACTTGCTTCAGCGGCAGCAGCTTCTCTTGCCTTTTCGAATGCTTCGATAGCATCAAGCTTGTCCTGGTCGGTTACGCACTGTGAAAAGTCACAACCTTCTGCACTCGCACGTGCTACCATGCTTGACAGGGGCATGCAAAGCGCTCCGTTGATTACTCCCTCTCCGCTAAGGACACAAGGGTCAACCTCGCTCCAGGGATACTTTGCCTTCCACTGTTCGGGTGTAAACTTGTATGGAGGTCCGAACGTAAAAACTGTATCGGTACCGTTCCAAATTTTGTACTTGCTCATAAAAGAGTCCTCCTATATTTATTAAAATGTATAAACATCAACAGTAGCGCTGAGGTTGTTCGTTTCGGAATTATACCCACCACCA